TGTGCGAGTGTTTTCGTATGTTGACATTCATACTTTCATCAATACGTTGCGTATCCTAGTTCTCACGCTCAAACTCCTTTAAACCGCATACAACCGCACGGGGGAGTGTATCAATGTTCACGTGTGCTCCATCGCTGGATGCTTTTTCCACAGCACTATATCAAACTGGCGTGCCAACCTTGTGTGTCAAATGAAATGCCTTGAAAATGCCTGTAATGCCTTACATTTTTATTTATGTCTTTTACATTATAACCAGTATTTTTTGATTTGTCAAGTTAGGTTATGCCAAAAAGATGAAACCCCCATTGCGGGGGTTTCTGGATACAACGTATATACAAACGTCAGTTAAAGGATTAAACAATTGGCTATTGTTGTATCCTGTGTTAAGCAAAACGGAGTTAATCGCATGGCATTACAGTTAACAGAAATGATGATTTGAAGTGACAGCCTCGCCTCATCAATTGCTTAACATTAGTATTTATACTATGCTATTTTTTCTTGCGTTTTTTTAGGTTGTAATAGTTACTTAATTGGTTGTATGTAAATTCAAACTTGTTTGTGTCTGGATTGCGCCACAAATTACACTGCTTACAGCATTCTTTCCAGTGTGGATAAGGATTTTGACTTGCGTTTAAGGTAATCAATCTTTCTTCAATTATAAATCCACAATCCTCGCATGGTTTAGGTATGCGTTTTAGTTTTTTGATTACCAAATCAGCACGTTCTAGGGCACCTTCACCTGTAGCGGGTTTCCACTCTTCTACAAGTTCATTTAGTGCTTTTTCAATTTGCCAGGATTCTAGTTGTTCTTTGTCGCTCATAACTCTATTTAAAAGAACGACGGACGAGGTGTCTTTTAATTGGTTGCCAAAACGGCGATTACAGCAATTAACTGTACGAACACTACACCAACGCCCCATAAGAAGTAGCGTTTGATGTTGTTAATGTCTGCTTGAATGTGTGCTAAATGATTGTTTTGAATGATATCCAGTCGCTGTTCTAGTAGCGAAAGGCGTTTGTCTAGTTTTGCGTAACTTTCATTGATATCACTCATTACGCACTCCTTTCAAGCACCTTAAGACGGAAATTGCGTCTATCAATCAAACCATCTGTAGTAGTTACTTTACAAGTAACAATATATGTTTTGTTGTTTTGTCCACCGCTTAATTCTACATAAGTTTTATTGCCCTGAATGCCTTCACTTTCAATAGTTGGTGGTGTTGGGTCGTTGCGTCTTGCCGCCACACTGTAATCTACAGCACTTATTGTATCTGATGTAGGAAGCCAAGTTCCCCAATCAAAAGTGTAGACTAATTGTGCTTCAGGGTCTTTGGTTATTTCTAAACCATTGTTGGTTTTTTCAAAACCTGCTCTGTTTATAGCCATTGTTTTCTCCTAGGTTACTGTCGCTTCCCTAACTTCTGCGACGATTGTTTCTTCTCTAGTTTCTGATGGTATTACATATTCAAATAAACCAAGTTGAATTGCTCTTACATCAGCACTAATTGTTGCTGTAGTATTTACCGTACTTGCGGAATCTACTTGTTTTCCAGCGTTTATAACAGTGGTTAAGGCACTGTCAATGTTAGATTGTATATCTCTAATTCTAGCAACATCAATTGCCATTGTAGCGGTAGTTGATGTTTGAATTTCGTTGTTTCTTGTAGCAACAGCACTAACAACAAACGTTCCTGCGCCACCAAGTGTAGCATTCATGTCTACAGTTTTAATTGGATCCGTTTGTGTTGTAAATTCGCTGTCTAAACTACTTTCACCTGTTAGGTTGCTTGTTCCTTCAGCGTCAACAGTTGTAGCAATTGACATATCACTTTCAGCATCACGTGTAACATCACCATCTGTAATAATTGTTGCGGAACTTTCTAGTAAAGCACTGTTGCCTGTTCTTTTAACTGGTGATGATGTAAGTGTTGCTTGTAAATCAGCATTGATAAAGAAGTCAGCAATCTTAACTGCCACACTTAATTGTGTAGCAACACTGTCTGTGTCAATATCATTATCACGTATTCTGCTGTTGTCACAAACTATTGCTGTTGTGCTTGTAATACTTGCTTCTGCGACAATACCAGCAATACCATCAACTATAACTGTGGATTCAATAGCACTGTTTGTATCAAAGTCTCTAGTTCTGCTGTTGTCTAGTGTTTGACTAAACGCACTTGTTACACTAGCATCAAAGTTTCTAATAGGTAAACTTGTAGCACTTACACTAGAAACTATGTCTAGTGTGCTGTCTACATCAACAGTTTTTACAGCATCTGCTTGTGTTGTAAATTCGCTTGACTGCGTGCCTTCAAAACCTTTGAACAGTGTTTCTGATATCGTTTGTGTAAACACACTTGAAACACTACTATCAAATTCTTTATAAAGTGTAGTGTCTGCTAGTGTGCTAAACGCACTGTCCATAGCAATTACAGCGCCTGCTTTAACTACAGCATCAACAGTAAGTGTTGCTTGTAAGTCAGCGTTGATAAAGAAGTCGCCAATTCTACCTGCGGCAGTAACCTGTGTTGCTACAGCGTCTGTGTCAATAACACCTTGCTGTATTCTTGTTGCTGTAGCACTAGTTGTTGCCTGTGATGTAATTGTAGCATCAAAATCACGTGTAACATCAGGTGTCACTGTAACTGTTGTTTCACTGTCTACATTTGCTTCACCTTGCTGTATTCTTGTTGCTGTTGCTGTAACTGTTGCTTCACTGTTAATGTTACTATTAGCACCAATTGTTGCTGTTGCTGTTGCTGAAACAGTTGCTTGACTTGTTAAATCAGCATCATTGTCAAACAATGCTCCAATACTTGCTGTTACGCTTATATTAGAACTAATATTTGCCGCACCATTTAATTGGAATGTAGTTGTATCATCCCAGTTGCCATCAAAATAACTTAAAAACTGTTGACTGTCATAATCGCCAACTGGTGCTGACGTGTAACCAGTTATTTCACTGTTGCCTTTGCGGAATGCGGCACTGTCATAATAAACTTTTTCACCTTCGTAGAAATTACCAGCATCTACAAATGAATAAAGATGTATTCTTAACTGTCCAGCACTTAAACTGTCGTAAAATCTAGCATTTTTTGAAATACTATCTTCTACACTGTTGTTGATTAAAAGTTGAACTGTACCATTAGCAATTCTTCTAAACGCAATATGATACCATGTATTATTACTTAAAACTGTTGTGCCATCTAGTTCATAAACTGGTGTTTGAAATTCATCTGTCTTAAATTCTACTCGTATAATTTTATCAGCACCACCACTAGGAGCGGGTGCTTCTTTGATGTTAAACATTGTGTCATTGTCATTTGACAATGCTCTACCATATTCTAAACTATCTACTTTTATTATATCACTGTAACTACAAATAGTAGACATTCCGCCAGTAGTTCTTCTATACCAAAACTCTAGCACAAATTCTTCATCTTCATCAATATAACTGTTGTTGTTAGTGCCATCAATTTGATTGGTTAATGCTACAACATAACTAGCGCCATCCCATTGTAAAGGAGTATCAAATACAACACTGCTAGTGCCGTGTTTTTTAACAGTGGTATCAAAATCAATATTTCCGCTTAACGGCGGATAGTAATTTTCAAATGTTTCTTCTTGCTTACCTAGAAAGTTTTTATAAGCATACTTCCAATCATTAGGGCGATTAAACAATAAAGTCTTTTCAATTTCATCAACGTTTGCTGTTAATGAAAGGACACTTGTTATTGTTGCGTTAATACCTAATGTTGTGGTGATTGTAACAGTTAAAGAACTGTTTGAAGTAATTGTGCTAGATGCTTGTTGAATTTTTGTTGATGTAACAGATTGCGTGAACACGCCAGAGATTGATGATTGATAATCTCTAGTTACAGCACCTTGTAAACTTAAATTAACAATGTTAGACAGTGTTGCTTCATTGCCACTAAACTTGCTAACAGTTGTTGACATATCAAAACTTGCTGACAATGCCGCTTCAATACCAACTATATTTCCAATAATGAAGTTAGGTGTAAACAAGGCACTTACAACGATTTCTGCTTGAACTATTTTTCCAATGTTAGAACTTGTATCAAAAGAACTTGAAATTGTAGCATCTGCTTCTTTAATTTCACCTTGTCCTTCAAAATAATCGTAAGCAATATATCCAACGTCAATAAAGTTTGGATCCGCATCACCAGGTATCATTGACAGTGAAAACTGTGAACTTATAGATGCTTCTGCTTCTGTTGGCGGAACTACTGCCGCAAAAAATGTCGTGTTTGCGTTGTCATCAAATATTTCTGTTGTTCCGTTAGCACCTTCTTCAAAGTGTAAAAGAACATTGGTGTTGCTGTCATTGTCAAATTTTGTTGTTGGTGCTGTAAAATTACTTGTATATCTAGCAATTGGACTAAAGCGATATTCATCAATATATCCATTTAATCTTTGTCCTGTGTTAGTTTGGGAGCCAATAGTAAGCAATGTAGTAGGTAAAACATCTGTCTGTCCTGTTCTTGTTGCTTGTAATGTACCATTTAAATACATTTTTACTTCGCCATTAGTTCTTACCCAAGCCACGTGATGCCAAGTGTTTGTGGTAACAGTTGTTGTTCCAAGTGTAGCACTGTCGTGATAATATCCCATTACACCTGTATTAGCAATATAGTGAGCATGATCGCCAATGTAGGTTACTGCCTGCGTAATGTTATTGGCATTTAATTTAACAAAACATTCAAGAGTATAATCGCCTGTGTCAACATCTTTTGCTCCATCGTATGCTTGAAGACGTTGATCAGTATTGTTGGGTCCATCTAGTAATAAACTTCTTGTTCCAAATTTACTTTCACTTGTTGTGATAACAGCATCAGAAACACTAACCATTCCACTTGGCGCTCTATAACCATTGTCATCATAAAAAACAGTATCACCGTCTGTTCCATCTGCGTGAACAAGTAAAAGTGTATTAACATCATCATCAAAAGGAACAGTTGAAGGTGTAAAATTAGAAGTATATCTTGCTGTTTTTGAAAATCTTATTTCGTCTATATGCCCTTCCCATCCGTGAGCACCATTTCTTGTATAATCATTGGCACCAATCGCAAAACTTTCTGTATTGATAACATCATTGGCACCATTATAGGTACTTCCTGCCTGTGTTCCGTCAATATAACATTTTACATTACCATCGTGTCTTACCACAGCAAAATGATGCCATCCTGTTCCTGGTGCTGTAAAACTAATCTTTGCTGTTTGATTGTGATAGTAACCAAACATAGTGCTACCATCAAAGTAAACACTTATATAATTGCCAATACTACCATTTCTGTTACCAAACAAGAATTGTGGTGATGTTATGCTGTCGTAGTTAAACCAACATTCATAAGTGAAATCATCTGTGCTACCAAATCCTGCTATGTCACCAGTTTCTAACCATTGACTTGAACTTCTATCTAAAAATATTGAACTACCGCCAAATTTATAATCTGCTGTATCAATTGCCGCAGAGTTTTTACTTGTAATAGTATTTTCAGTTCTCTGTGTTGGATTGGAGCCACCATTAGCACCTTCATTGTAGTTTTGTGTGATTTCGCTTGAAGATAAATCTCTATTGTATGCTCTTATTGCGTATACCTTACCATCAATTGGACGGTAATAATTACTAACCTTGTCACCAATACTTAAATTGTTTGCGTCAAAACTTTGTGTAATTGAACTTAAACTTTCAGATGCTATTAGGCTACCATCTACATAAAATTTTTGTGTAGTTCCGTCCCATGTTAAAACTAGATGTCTTACAGTTCCGTTTGAAGCAACAATACCGCTTGCTCCACCATCCATTGTGCTGTGTGCGCCATTAAAACAACCATAATATTGATCTCCTGCTGTGCCTGGGCGAACACCAATGCTCATCCAACTGCCGCCAACACTTGTTACAGTACCATTGTGTAAGATATAGGCATAATTTCCTGAACTTATGTTTTCGCAATCAGTCCATACTTCCCAAGTTTGTTTAGTTGCTGATGATGGTATAGGCATACCACTAGGAGCGTCATTACCTGGATTAGCGGCTACAAATGTAAAACTGCCATCGCTTGAATTGTGTGTAGGCCCGTTAAGCGTGGCATCATTTTGCCCTGCCATATCACGCCATAATTTACCGCCAGAAGAAAAATGTTCACTATCGTTTGCGTTTAAATGAAATACTAATCCGTCTGTTACTATAGCCATCTATTTCTCCTAGTTATCATCCGTAAATGTTGTGCTACCATCACTGCCATTGAAGTGGAACAATGCTAGTGTGTTACTGTCGTTTGTAAATTCACTTGTTGGTGGTGTAAAGTTGCTGGTATATCTAGCAGTATCACTTATTCTTAATTCGTCAATATGTCCATTAAAGAACAAGCGTCCGCCGTTTACAGCAACTCTATCAAACACACCAATCGCTGGTTTCGTATATGACAAATTGTTATTATAAGTGTTGCTGTTGCTGATGCTTAAAACTTGTGTTCCATTTTTGTAAACTTTCCAAGTGCTACCATTTCTAACCAACGCCATATGTTGCCAACTGCCTGTTGACATACCACTTGAGTATGAACTGTTGGCGCTTGTTCCATAGTGTAGTGCTCCAACACTAAACACAAATCCAGGATCGTTACTTGAATTTTCTGTTTCCCATTCTTGTTGTGACTGCCAAGTAAACAGCGAATCGTAACTAGCATTAGAGAAACTTGCTGGACGAGCCCACATTTCAACGGTGAAATTGCCTGTGCCTAGATTAGGGAAGTTGTTAAGTGTAACAGCATCATTGCCATCAAGCAATAGACTTGCTGTACCAAATTTCTTCTGTGCTGTGTCTAATTGAGCATTGCCAATAGCACTTGTTGTAATTGCTGTTCTACTAGGTGCCGCTATTTCTGTAGCAACACAAGATAAACTAAATGCTGAACTAATTGAAGCATCACCATCGTGTGTGGTTCCAGCACTTGCGCCACCAATGCTATAACTTGCTGTTGGATATCTAATTACAACAATACCGCTACCGCCGTTACCTCTATCACCACCACCACCAGATCCGCTGTTAGCATCACCATTTGGTTTGTATACAGCGGCATTATAACCATTACCACCAGTGCCGCTACCACCAACACCACCGCCAGTGGCTCCTGCTCCACCACCACCATCTGCGTAATATTTTGTTGTGCCTGTGATTGAACTTTGACGTCCAATACCGCCATCAGCACCAACATTTACACTTGATGATTGACTTGCTGTGCCGCCAACTGCGCCAGCACCACCACCACCGCCAGCACCACCATTGTTGCTGTTTAGATTACCATCACCACCATCATTACCATATGCTGTTCCAGTAAATCCTGATACGCTTGGTTGTGTTTGTATTGTGCTACCACCAACGTTTAAATTTGTTCCTGCTCTGTCTGCGTTACCACCACCACCAGAGCCGCCATCATTGCCAGGAACAGAACTATTTCTACTTCCTGCTCCTCCACCACCACCTAGGGCAGTTAAACCGTTGAATACACTGTTGCCACCATCGCCGCCTGTTTCACCCGTGCTACCATTTGTGCCTTTAAGTCCACCAGCACCAACCGTTACAGTGTAACTGCCTGATGCTATTTCATCAAATGTTCCTTCAATTAGTGCGCCAGCGCCACCGCCAGCGGCCCAACCAATAATACCACCAGCACCACCACCTGCTACTATTAAAACTTCTGCGTCTACTAGTGCTGTGGATACTGTAAATGTTGAATTGCCTGATGTTGTAAATTGATGAACTTTATATTCAGTGCCAGCATCTGTGATTGTAGATTCTGTTCCACCAGAAGCACTTGGCGTAACCAGTGTCTCTGCCGCTCCTAATGCTAAAAAACTTAATCTACTTGCTCCTAGTGGCACTTTCTACTCCTTATTGAAAATCTGTTGCTATTGAAGCCCAATATGTTGTTCCATCATATATGATAGACACAACGCTGTATGACGTAAGTGTAGTATTGCCCCCTGCGAATTTGTATGCCGCTGTTCCTGTAGCAGTTCCGCTTCCTGTTACAAGTAAAGTAACACTTTCGCCTGCTGATGCGTTTGTAAATGCTGGTAAAGATAAACCTGATGAAATAGTAACTGTTTGAACATTGCCGTTAGCAACAGCAATAGTAGGTGAATCCGTGCTACCTAAAGAATAGATGGTTTCGCTGTAACCAGTAAGAGTTCCACCGCTGGCTTCAAGTTTATCATTGTTTAAATTTGTAAAGTTCGCATCTCCATCTGTATGCGTCAACGCGGAGCCTTTACCTGCTCTCGTTACTATCGTAGCCATCGCTGTCCTCTCCTAAATTGTAAGTTAAAAGAGGGTGCCAGTATGACACCCTCAATCATATGCTTAATTAATCAAGTGAAACTGTTAGGTTTCCTGAACTTACTTGGAAAGTATCGCCACTCTCAATAGTTTTAGTAGTTGTAACAGCACCCCAGAAAAGAACGTTTCCTCCTGATGCCGCATCCATTACAGCCACGTGTGTAATTGTTCCCCAGTTAGCACTTGCCGCTAAAAAAGTTACAGTTGCGTCTGTTGAAGCACTACCACTTGACGCCGCGCCAAATGATACGCTTTGTCTAGCATATTGAGTGCCTGAAGTAGATACTTCTGCTGATGGTGAGTTAGACTCTAAACCTGTATCTGCTGTGAATAAAGCAAGATAGTTATCTGGTTGAGAGTATTGTGTGTTACCTAGAACGTGATCTAGGACTTTGTTTTCTAAAAAGTCTGATGCCGCTGACATAATATTTCTCCTTGTGTTTATATTGTCTGTTTTTTGTCTTAAACAGACAACAAAACATTGTCTGTTCTAGTAGTATTTACCTCAAACGTAGAAAAACGTCTGAAAAAGTTGAAAAACGTCAAAAAACATTAAAAAAAGTTTTACAACGCATAACCATAAACAGTGGTGGTTGTTCCTGTAATTAAACCATTTGCTGGCACACTGTTAAATGAAGTTATAACCTGATATGGAATACCGCCCATTGAACTTGAACTTGCTACATCTATTGTGCTGTCAATTTGAATAGCACCACCAACCACGCTACATTCTGCTGGTACTGTAACAGTAGCCTCACCTGCTTGTGGTATTGGCATATAAGCACTCTTACGCACTGTTACACCTTTTAGGGCGCCTGTAGTGCCGTCATATTCACCACACCATACCACTGGCACTTGTGTATATTCACAAGTTGTATCTGCTGGTGGTTGCGGGCCTGTTCCGCCATTGTTTTGAATAGTTAAATCCACTGTGTTGTTGGTTACACTACAGAAGTTTTCTACCTGTGGCGTAAATGTTACAGTGACGTTCTCTGTTTCACCATAAGCACTGTCATCTGCTGTTGTAACAGTTAAACTTGCTGAATTGCTGTTTACAGTTACAGTGCCAGTTAATGCTGTTGTCACACTGCCTGTGTCGCCTGTGATAGTGTAGTTTAATGTATCACCATTGGTTTTACCAACAGTTGTTACCGTAATGTTTGTGTTATCGCCCTGTGTAAGGGTGGTTGCTGTTGCTGTAACATCTTCAATGTATTCTGTGGGTTCTGGCAGTGCTCTGTAAGTTGTTGTATTACCACCTGCTGTTAGCGTAAAGGTTGTGTCTGCTGTAACAGTTGGTGTAAAACTTAAAGTGCCTGTGTTACCACTCATAGCAATAGTGCCTGTAAGTGGTATATCTATTTCACTGTCTGTGATTCCACTAAAACTGTAATCATAATTGTAGTTTGGCGTGTTTAAGAAACACACTTCGCAGTCATGACTAAATGTAATTGTTTCTTGAACACCTGGACACAAATTAGTTGTGCTTGGTGCGTGTGTTAAATCAGGTTTTTTAGCACCTGCTTCCATTAGTTTCTGCGTGTCTGCGTTATTGAATTCTATTTCTTCTGTAAGAACGCCTGTTTCTTCATCAGCAGTAACAAACTTCTTAAACAATCCATTTAGGATACCCAACAAAGCATTGGCACCTAGCAGTTTTGCCATTGTGCCACCTAAATCTGCTTCATCACTTTGTTCTATTTCAGCATTGAATACTTTTGATTTGATGCCATTGAAGTTTGAACGTAATTCATATGTCAATCCTGCTTCACTGTAAACATTAGCATCATATTCTTGTGCTATGATGCTGTATAGGATAACACCTTCTTCAGTATCTTCTTCATCAATCTGTATAATGCGGAATACTTTGTTTGTATAACCCAGTGGTGCGTTGGTAACGTCAATTAAATCACCTGCTTTACATTCATTTGCTTCAAAGTTACTTCTAAATTCTATAATTTTGTCTAGTCTGTTTTGTTTTAATTCACGTGTTGCTAGGTATTGTGCTTGTGTGTAATCATTTACCGCAGATAAACGCAATTCAAGTGTGTTGTCTAGTTCATTAGCAAATCTATCAGCACTGTCAATTTCAACATCAATTACATCTACTGTGTCACGTGTGTCTTTGTTAGGATATTGTACACTTACTTTGTTATATAATTCATTAACACCTGTGCCACTTACGTTTACACTGCCAACAATGTTGCTGTCATCAAAACTTTTTATACTGCTACCTGTTGTGTTAAGAACTACAATCCATTTGCCTTGAACGGGATCCCAGGTTAGATAACAACCACTAGAACTTGCCAACTCGTTAAGGTTTTCTACTACCTCACGTTTTGTGTCTATTAATCCGTTTATTCTAAATTGTGGTTTACTTGCCATTCATTTTTCCTTACTTTGGAGTTATCTCTATTACTACTCTACCATCAGCACCGTTTGTAGCATAAATGTCAGTTTGATTAACAAAAGCGCCGTAGTTTCCTCCGTTACCACTATTTGGGCTTACAGCAAATCCTGGTGGTATACTACTTGTATTGAGTCTACCTTCGCCATAACCACCTTTAGTGCCTCCACTGTCACCTCTTTTTCCGTCATTGTTAATCCCAATATTCTGTCCTGGAGCATCGCCGCCATTGGATCCTCCTCCTCCACCACCATAACCAAATGTTGTGGTAAATGATGTAGCAACAGACTCGCTTCCGTCAAATCCTAATCCTGCTGGTATGGTTGTAATAAGGTAGGTTGCTGTGCCGCTATCACCCCCACTTAAATCATAAGAATAATAACCACTACCGCTAAAGTTATATTGGAACGACCCGCCTTCACCGCCATTAGCAACAGCGCCAAATGCTGAACTTGTGCCACCAGTGCCTCCTTTGGCTTGTGTGCCATTTGTAGGTGTGTTATTATTTGCCGCTCCGCCTGTTCCAACAACTATACTATAATCTCTGTTATCTAAATAATTAGAACGTGAAGTCAAATTAGCATAAAAGTTTATGCCGCCACCGCCGCCGCCACCGCCGCCGTAGGTGCCACCACCACCACCACCAACAACTGTAGTATAAAATCTTCCATACAATATCTCATCAACACTAGCAGTGAATGTTCCACTTGAATTAAAGGTTGCGGTTCTGCTACTTAATGTTCCAACACCGCTGTTTGATATTGTGGTTTTAAAATCATCTTGTATAGCGCCACCATAATACGTTTGAACTCTAACAACAATGTCACCTGAATAATTATAATCTGGATAAATTTTCATTCCTTGTATAAAACTAGTAATTGTTGCTGGGTTAGTATCTGTCATAAACGTAGTGTTAGTTAAAGTTCCGCTAGGATCGTCACTATTAGTAATGTATCCATTACTTACAGTAAAATCTAGTCTGTGTACATCAGCAGTCCTAGTATCAATGTAAGAAACACCACTAAACGGTGTATTTTCAACGTTGCTTTGATAGGTTAGGTTACTAAATCCGCTAAATTGATTATAATCACTTAAAGTTGTAACACTTTCTAGATTTGCTTCACCAAACCTTAATTTGTTGCCAGACACATCAACACTAAATCTACCTAGGATAACAAAAATACCCTGTGCGTCTAAAACAAATTGTGATACTAGTTCTTGCTGATATAAACCAAATTCTACTGTAGGTGTAATTGACATTGAACTTGTTGCTTGTAATGCCGCAACAGGTTTAAATTTACCAACAGTCCATGATTTGCTTTTTCTTACACCGTCATTTGTGTATTCAATCGTACAAGTATATTCAAAACTACCTTGTGTGCCACTAGGTATTGATATTGAAGGTGTTTTGATTGCGTCCCAATCACTTACACTGTCAATGCCCTGAACTTTGAATATGCCTGGCAGTGGATTTGTTGATGTAACACCAATTGGCAGTGTGCTAAAGGTTACACTAGCACCACTTATAGCACTTACATCAACTGTAAAAATAATGTTTGTTAGCGTTGGTTGAACAATTTCAATTATGTCAATGTTTCTCTGTAGCGAAAACAGAGTGGTAGTAATTTCATCAGTGATATCCGCCGCATCAGGATATGAAAATATCACATTGCTGGGGCGATTGTCTGTAAACTGTATAACATTGTCAGCGTATTGATTAAGTTCTTCTAGTGTGCTCATTGAATATCAATCTCCCCGCTTGGAACGCCAGCACCATAGCGAGTGTTCTGTAGATAATCATTCATTACATCGCCTGGTTTGCTCATGGTGTTTGTTAATTTAAATTTTACTTCTCTTCCAATTGAAGTCAGTTTCTGTTTTTTGTTGTAGGTATATTTTATGATACAAAACACCAAATTGTCCATGGTGTCAGTGTTACTCCAAGTTGGAAAGATACTATACGCACTAGAACTATTGCCTGTGCTTTCGCTTGTAAATGTAGTTGCTGAAGTGCTACCGTTATTGAAAGGATAAACTTCAATCAATCCATTCCAAACATCACTTTGATTACCATCAGTATCAAAAATAGTTTTTACAGTTTTACCATCTGTTTGAAAACCAATTCTAAAACCATCTATATACAATTCATTAAAATTAATTTGACTTGCTGTGCCATCAATTAGGTTGCCTGTCTTTTCACAAAGCGTATAACAAACATACATTGTTTTGTTGTCGCTTGTAAGAATAGCATCTGTAATTTTACCTGTTACATAAGCACTACCATAAAGGACTGGTATGCTGTGTGTTGTATCTGGATCCACAGTGACTTCACTGCCTTCATCACGTAAAGCATCATTGCCCTTGTTGGCGCTCTTTATAACACGATTAAGAGCATAACCTAAAAGAGCAGTTCTTGCCAAACTGCCGCCAATTGAATCCCCACCTAGAAATCCAACTGCTTTTTTACCAAATCCAATTACACTATCTATAAAACTCATTATGGTGCTCCAAAGTCAAAGCGTGTGCCTTTAAGTGTTGGCACTCTATCCATTGCTGTATCATTTGGAAAGAAACGTTTTTCGCTTATGGGGTTAGTTTTGCGTCCTGATATCTTTTGTTCTAATAAACCAATATCACTGGCGCATTCTAGTAGAATGATATTACTTGCTGTTCTATCTTCTACATTGAAATCTTCTTGTAGTGAATAGTTGTTGACTTTGCCTAGGAAATAACCTGTTGTTGCTATGTCAGTTCCAGCAATAGTTTTGAACTTGCGATATATTTTTATATCACTGCCTTTAATTCTGCTGTTTACAATTTCTGGTATGCTGTTTGTTGGAATACCACTTATGCTTACTGTGATTGTGTTGTTGCTAGGACGTATTTCACTGGTTGTTGCTGTAATGTTTAACAGTGTGCCCAGTGGTGAATATGTTTCGCTTTCAACTGTTTCTGTGCTAGTGCTATCACTAAATCTCAATACTTGTGATGTAAAACTACCACTTGATGTTGTTCTATATTCATCAATTGCCAGTCTTACAAATACATTAGTTCGTACACTAGTATAACTATCTAAATTTGCCATTAACCTTTATACCTCTACAAATACAAATTCGCCGTCCCACCTCACTTGCTGATTACCAAACACTGTCCATCTAGGAAACTCCACACAAATAACTGTGTAACTTTCTTCTTGTGAAGGTGTTACGTTAGCATAATACCATGGATGCCTTGCGTAGGTAATTGTGATAGTGTCAGTTGTATGTCTATCCAATGCTTCTGCGGCTTCAATGTCTGTTTTAATGTCTGCCCATTTGGGTCCATCAGGCAGTCTAACTGTGAATATCTTTTTAGGTGTGCCTCTGCTTACTGCCTTAACAGTACCATCTCGCGATTGTGTGCTTGCCACAGTGTCTAATCTGTCTATACCTAGTGTTGTGGCATTGTTAATTACATATTGAAAACTCATTTATCTTCTCCCTGGCACTTTTCTAGCACCTTGTTGTGCCACACTGTGAATAAACCCTGGGTCTCTAGCAACCAGTGATTTGAAACTTGAAGCATCAACTGCGTTAATATTGTATGTAACGTTTCCGCTTCCACCAATCCCTGAAAGTGGTGTAACTGTTGCGGGTCCTGCCACCAACTCCGCTCCTCGCTCCCCAACCACGCCAAATTGCCCGTTTGGAATAGTGCCACCATTAGCAAAAAATCCTGCGAATAGATTGCCTAGTGTGCTTCCGCCACCTCTGCTGTTAAACACACTAAATGTTTTAGCAAGTAATTGTTGTATTTGTGAACGCAATAACTGTTCTAATATGTCATTAATAAGTCCTTTAAATTCAAACTTACCTGTTTTCGCAAAATCAACAATAGCATCTTCCATTGTTTGCGTTGTTTGTTTGAATATACGTTCTGCCGCTCTTGCCGCATTAGTAGCATTGTCTTGATATTCTTCAAATGCTCTTTTCCAACCATATTCAAATGAACGTTGTTGTTCGTAAATGCTTTCAGCAACCTTGGTTTGTTCTTCAATAGCAACCCTTGCCGCTTCTTTGGCATTTTGAATTTGTTTTTTAATTGCCGCTTCTTCTTCTGGTGATGCTGTTTTAATTTCACCTAGTTTTCTTAATTCTTCTGCTAGTCCTTTGTTAATATCATATTGAATACGAGCAATCTGTTTTTCAAGTTCATTCATGTTCAATGTTGCCAATTCAAATTTGGCATCTTTGGTGCTTTCTTCTAATTGTCTAATATATTCTGCTATTGTGACACTTGCCGCTTTGACTTCTTTGCTTAATTCAGCAACCTTTTTAGCACCTTCTTCATTCTTTTTGTTTAAATCGTCTTGTGCGTCTGTCAATTCTTCAAC